TGGGATGAATAAACACCTCTCCAAATTCCATAATCTTTAGTTTGTAAACCGTTTTCTGTTTTCTTGTGTGTTTCTATAAAAACTGCGAAGGAGTAAAGATTACCGGAATGGTGCCACGACAGTAATTTGACAGATGGGAATTCACCTTCGATACTTTTTAATTGGTTTCTATTCAGTAAATCAACTCCAGTGGTCAAGATGATCTTTCTTGTTACTGGATTCTCATCACCAAATAATGCTTCTAATGCTAAGGATTTAAAATCCGTGCCAAATTCTTTCTTTAAACTTTTTCCGAGTATAGCTTTCTCTTTCTGATCTCCTCTGAAGTCTTTACTTACAGAACACTCAAACGTATCATATAGAAGTTCTGTAATGTCTTGTTCTCTAATAGCAATGTGTTTACTACGATAGTTAACTAATTGCATATAGAGTGATTCGAAATTACTAAAATTACGAAGTGCAAGATATACAGGATCATTGATATATGTTAGCATTTTCCCATCTACAGTTTCTAGATTGGGTGTTCCGAAGCTACGAGAAATCCATCGTTCTTTATGTTTCAATAAATTTGCATACGTCTTTGTGTCTGAAATTGTATTCATGTAAAGACAATACATCATTTCAGGATGAGCATAATGTTGAACAATCCATTTCTCTTGTACTTCTTCGATTAGGTTAATTATAGGGTCCCCACCCTCGACTACCACAACACCTACCTGCGCGTCGGCAATCATCTTGCCGGTGTAAATGTCGATTGGTATCATTACCTTTCGTTTGATAACAACCTCTTCTTTGGTTTTGCTATCAATAACGATTTGCCTTTCTAACTTTTTATCCTGTGTGATTTCACCAGGATTACCAATAAAGAATACATCTTTATTTTTGCGAGGAGTGAATCCAAGATACATTCTTTTATTATTCAAGAAAGGATGGATCTTTTTTGGTTTTCTTTCTTCAGCCAAATCTTCGAATGTGATTTCTCGTTCATGACGAGCATTATCTTCGCTTAAATAGAATAAGTTATTTGACAATGAAGCCGCAATAGATGCCATTTCATCAGCAAATAAATTCGGAATGGATGATTGAGTACGATCGTCGTTCTTAGCATCGCCATGCCCTTTAATCCATTTTGCCATGTATTTTAAACCTTGAGTATTAATCATGGTTTGTAAACGATGGAGTTCTTTGAGAATTTGGTTATTTGAAAGAGGAGTGCCTGTGTTTGGGTTACAGTAATCGAACTTATTTAGTTTATCTAAATTAGCAATCGCTTTTAACACATATTGAGAATCACTATAGATTAAAGCAATATCTGCTTTTGTTTCAATAATGATTTCAAATGCTCTAACCATTGCTTGTAGTTCGGCTGCATTGTTAGATTGGATATCAGGATAACCTTGTGCGTGTTCTTTAATTGATGTGACATTAACCAGATAAGTTTTATCTGATTTAACCATTTCAATAAAAGACTCTTTACTTTCCACGTTAGGAGGAAACGTTTCCGCATGGATATCTTTTGTCGCATATCCTTTTGTTGTTGGTTTGAGATTCCCAATAGGGAATTTGCGTTCAATCGGATTGGTATTGTATGTATACCAGTGTAGTCCTCGTCCATACGAACCAGGATTCTTTCTAAATGTGCCACCGTCGCAGTAAATGACTAATCCAGTATAATTCATTCTAATTGTCTTTCTTTAAACTAAGGGAATCTAATCATAGATTCCCCTAGCGAAAAGAAAATTGAATAAATTAGAATTTAGGATCTTTTTCAAATTCTATTTTAGGTGGTTTGATCTCGTCCTTATTCTTATCAGTTTCATGTGTGCATTCTGGAGGTTTACCGTGAGTGATCGAATTAATAGAATTGATCAACTTTTGGTTTCCCTCTTCTAATGTTTTAATTTTCCCTTTTTGAAGGCTATAACGAGTTTTCAATTCCTCGAAAGCTTCGTAATACAAATTGAAGCGATCGGTAATCTTAATGTTATAACCCAAAGAAAGCACCAATACAACGAAGAATAATAGTCGAGTTTTATGATGACGGATAGCTTGGCCTGGTTTTACTTCTTTGCCAACAATCCATTCCCACAAAAAATCAATTATTGTTCTAAACATCTTGGTTTACCCCATTTTATATTTATATAATTTTAAAGGTGCTATAAATGGCAAGATCACTCAAGGCGTTTGCCACTCATTCGTTTTTTACATCGAATGAAAAGCTAGTTGTCCATACATTTGGCGAAATGTCTACTGAAAGTCGGACATACGAAAAAGATGTACAACTATATTCACACAATACGGACAAAAATATCGTATTAAATGTACTTAGTAGTATGGAGAATGATCGTGATGTTGAAATTAAATCTACTGACCGAGATTTGGCATTAGATGTTAGTAAACATATCTACGATTATACTCTAAGAGGTGCTCGTGAGATCTACGTGGATGAACTGAAACGTAATCTTCTAGATACCTTCTCTGCACGTGCTCAAAAATTTGAACTAGGTGATGTCGTTACTGACTCTAGCTACTACTGTGTACAATGGGTTCGTTTCAAAGATCTCGACGATAATGAATTCTGGATCTGGTTCTCTGACCAATCATTCCGTTCAGAATACGACGAATACGAAATTGATGTTATCTTTCCTGTAGAGAATGTCGATGTATTTTTCTCTTCTCGAGTAGAGGTAGAAAAAGAACTGGCTAAACGTCCTGTTGATGTATTAACCAGAATTGCTAACTCTAAGAAAGCAAACTCACCTGTTACTATCTTCCGACTGGATATCTTTAAATGGTATAATCCAGTTAAATTTACACCAGAATTAGATACTAACTGGTATATCTTGATCTGGGGTGATGCTGGTGATACCATCGATGCGGTTAAAGATAAAATTCAATCAGAGATTCTGAAGAAATCCAAACACTCTCGTGACGAATGGAAAAAAGTATTCCCTGATATCTTTAAACGTAATGAATTCATTATTGTTCCGCAATGGGATAACTTGTCTAATGAAAACAAAGTACGTGAACAAGCATCATTGTACTCTCCTTTCGTTACACTGTCAACAGCTGTAGAGAAATATTGTAAGCCATTTATGGCTGATATGCCAGAAACACATATTAATGCAAATGTTCAGGCAGTATCTCTTTATTATCGTGCAGTAGCGGCATTGGTTTGTGGTTCTCCAGAAAACAAGGAAAATAAATTTAAGCTTCAAGAAGTTTTCCCTGATTTTATCGATGTTCCGTCTACCTCTACTGACTTTGGTTATCAGTCTGCAAACACTCAAGCATTCTCTTTGAAAATTCAAGACATGCTTGCTGTTGCTGAAACCATGACACCTACGTCTTCATTACCTCGAGAACGAATTACGCTTGCTGGTGGTGAAATGATTAATGGTGAAAAAATCTTTACTCGCACTACTCGGAATAATAAACTATTCTTAGTAATGAAATATAAAGATGTTCATTACTTGATTGCTGCTAAACACAACTTCTTAAAGTAAGGAAATTATTAAATGGCTCTAAATAACCCAACAGTTGGTTCACGTGGTTTGTGGGAATTAAAGACTCCTTATCAGTCCTACTTACCTGTTAACACAACTTTAGAATGTACAGCAATCACCAATTATGGTCAGCTGTTCTCCATGGGTATTGATCCTTACCAGACTTACTATCAGAAATACAATATCTCTAAAGAAGACTACAAGAAACATTCTGACGAAGGTGGACGTATTATCTTCTTAAGAACCGATAGTGGACAGATATATTCTTTTCCATTACATTATTTAATATCTTATCCTATTGGAACAGGTGTTAATTATTGTTCTATTGGTATTGGTCTGAGGTTAGGCGCATTACCTTTAAACACTAATGTAGAAGCATATATCCAAAAGGTTGAAGAACTGGCTGACTCTATGCTAGGTGTCAATGTACAAGCTGAAACTATGGCGTTGTCAGAAATCATGATTGTGGATAACGCATCTCACGTTCGTTTGGAAAAAGTTAGAAAACAACGAACAAAAGATCATCGAGCCACACTAGATCAACTTGATGAAGCTAATCGTGCTAAAAAAGTATTGAGTGATAAATTAGGTTTGGTAGAAAGAAAGACGATTGAATTAAGTAATCGTATTTTGGATCTTGAAACTTTATTGCGTAAAAACAATATAAATTTTGAAACACAATAAATTATACTCCTCTACCTTTACGGGTAGAGGAGTATAATTACTATATGTTATTTGTTAAGCTGGATCACAGCAATGATCATCGCCAGTAGAAGATTGATCTTTATCATCATCTTCTTCTACTACGATATCGCCATCGTCTTGAACTTTCTGAATCACTTTTTCTAATTGTTCTTCAGAAACAGCGGCTACGGATTCCTCACCTTGAGTCAGTTCAATACGATCTTCAAGATCAGACAGTTCATCGATATAAACTTGAGCATCATCTACTGCTTTATTCATTTCATTGTTCACGTTGATTTGATGTGCTACAGCTTCTTGAATTTCAGCAGCTGGATCTTTAGGTACGATCCAATCAGGATTCAGTTCGCCATTCTTCACATACTCAGCCATGTAAGGGAATACAAAAGTATCCAAGAGTTCTAAGAATTCAGCAGAGTCACCAGTGTTACCCAAGGTAGTACGAACATCCAATGTATCTACAGTAGGATCACTGTCCATGCCCATTTTGTAAATGATGATAGACAATTCACGAGACAGAGTGTAGATTTGTTCTGTAATTGGTTTATTCACCAGCAATGCACGAAGTGTTCTTGCATCAAAACCCATGTCTCTCATTAAGTCTACGAAATCAATATTGTGTTTCTCACATAGACCACGGAAGTCACGTAGAATAAAGTTAGGGTCAGTAATCAGGGCTTCAAAAGACTTATCTGAAATACCAGTGTTATTACCTTCTGTTTCTACTGATTCAGTAGTTTCTTCTACAGGCAAATCTTTTACCAATTCTTGTTCTTGAGTCATTTTAATAATAATCCTTAATATTAAGGTTAGAAAAAGAGTAAGGAAGCTAGGATCTAGAATAACTTCCTACCCATGAAAAACTATTTTTTAGAGGTTACAACTTCACCAGCCATCAACATCTCTTCTGCTTTAGAAGATTTAGCATATTTCTTTTTAATGGTTTTCTTATCCGCTTCTAACCAGAATGGATGATAAGTACCTAAAGCCATACGCATAATATCGATGGTGGATAATTCTAACTGATCATGATCTTCATCATCAGCACTCCAATAGTATCGAGTATCTAAAATCATGTTCCAATCATAACCTTCCATTTTTACTTTTTCAAACAAAGTAGCTGGCGTTAATTCTAACAAACGATTATCGATACTACGAAGATGTGTAGACCAGTATATAGACATTTGAAGCATGTCCGCACAAATTTGAATGGCACGAGCTAATTTACGATCCTCATCCATCAATGTACGAACAGTTGTACGAGTTAATTTTTGTTCGGGATAAAGAATACAAGATACATCTTTAAAATTACCTGTTTGAGTAATTTCACCATGCAAACCATAATTACCGTGAGTACGTAAGAAATGGAAATTGGTTAACTCTTCTAACACACCGTATTTTTGAGATACGACGATGTTTAAGGTATAACCGGAAGGGCCTGTTTTACAACGCCATTGTTGAATCGATACGACATTTAAGTCATCAACGTTATTATCGTTGGCGGCATTCTTCAATGGATATTCCATGATGTTCTTATCAGCTTTATTAGCGAGTTTAGCTACTGCTTTAATACCCCACATACAAGTCGATAAGAAAGTGATGTTTTCAGGAACACCTTTCATCTTACGACCGTTATCTACATGCTGTAATGGTTTGTGTACCGGCGCATATGGATCCATTTGTTTCAATTCACCGTAGTGAACTGTACCAGTCAAATAGGTATTGGTGCCTACCAATAAGTCAGGTAATTCATCGATCATGTTTTTCTTGAACTTACCTGAGTTCATGGCTATCATGTTTTGTTTAGAATCACCAAGATCTGTTTTATCACGAAGTTCTTGTACCGCTTCTACTTCGAATTTTGAAAAAGAGTCTAATGTAACGAATGTAGGTAACATGATTTTCATCTGTTTACCATCTCGATCAAGAGCAGGAATTTCAATTTTAATAGAAGCTCCCTGTTTCTTTTTACCATACATCCATTCTTTAGCCATCTTGAACCATTCGTCACCTTTATAAATAGATGACTCTGTAACAATCCATCGACCAGTTTGAAACCAGTCTGCTTCTCTTAGCGAACCTACAATTCGTTTCAATCGAACTTCTAAGCCAGGAATGTATGCATTGTTTTCGGTATCGTATTTTTGTCCTGATGCGTATCGATGAATACGAAATGCCGCTACTTCATTAACATGATCTGCCAGAGCGGATTTATATGAGTTACCAGGACCAACAAAGATAACCGAGCCATTATGTCCACCATTTGTGATATAACGTCCATGTACTGCTTTAACAGGTGATCCTGTAGGGATATCCATTAGACAACCTACGTTGATATTTGTACGCAAGTAAGGCGATTGCTTCGCAGGCATTTGGTAGAATCCAGTAATCATTTTTAATATTACCTCGGGTATAAATTGGGTTTAAGTTGATATTTGTTCAAACTATATCTGTTAATAAAAGATTTAGTCTATTAGAATTCATAAAAGGAAATATAAATTTATGTCTATTCAAAATAAATTCTCATTTCAATCTAAATGGGATGTACCATTGTCCGTTTCTACCGAACAACTTCGTGAGAATATCGAGCAGTTGAAAACTTTAGAAGTTTCTAGCGAAGGTATCATGGATGTCGTTAGTGATTTCTTCGATCGTGCTTTTAATACACTTCGTCTGGCTAGTCAGTCTGTTTTCGGTGATGATAAGAAAACATTGCATTTGGACACTGGTCGTCTTAATCGTTTAGATAAGACTAAGATGAGTCGTGGCTATGCATCCATGATGGATAATGATGTTTCTATTCCACCTGGTATGTGTGTTGATTACGATACCTATACCAAACAAATGTTTAATGTTACTAAAGTATTGAAAGATGTGATCAGTCAAGTTGTACAACTGCGTATTGATATCGGTCGTGTTATTTCTAACGATAAAGGTCTGACAGACTCTACATTGTTTTCTGATCTTAGTTATATTCGTCAATCTGACGTCATTGCTAAAGAATTGAAACAACTGTCTGCTATGCGTAAGCCAGATGACTTTAATGCTAAAGCTAAATACGGCGACGTATTTAATTCAGGTATCGATATTTGGGCAGTCGTTAAAACAGCTGAAAATTCTAATGATTTGATCAATACGATCGATCGTAAGAAATTGCAAATGGAGATTGATTCCACTGTACAATATATTCAAGACCTACATAGCAAATCATCTGAAGGTTATTCTAAACCATTGATCGCTAAAATTGGTAATGCGGTTACACGAGTAGCTGAAATTGTAGAAGCTTTCTCTGTAACAGTTTATAGTGCTGAAGTATTGTGTACTGCTTTGAATAGTGCTATTGCTGAAGCAGAAGCATTTTCTAAATAATAAGAATATACTCCTCTACCTTTATTGGGTAGAGGAGTATTTCTTTATTCTTCTTTCTTCTCTTCTTCTGGTTGTATTTTTGCTTTTAAAGTAGACATTATTTCATCTTGAGAAATAATTACTGTACCGGTTACTAATTCATCATCCCGAATTTCTCTACTTGCATTAGGCAATTCAAAAACACGTCCTGATGGTTGGTAATCTGGACGATGAGGAATACTGTCTTCTTTCATTCTTTCAGAACGAGTACGTTCATTACGTGATAATGCTTCCGCTACAATAGCAGCAGCCAATGCAGCATTAGAAGTATTGGCTTCTTCACCAGTTTGAATACGAGCTTGAGCAATGATTACTTTATCTGTAGATTCCATTGCTTTTAATACTAAAGCAGCGGCATCTGGATCGTTAGCAATCGCTCTTAAATCAGTCGTCATTAAACGAACCAATGATTGACGCAATTTAATATTTTCATCCAAGATACCTTGTTTATCATGTTTAGATGTCTCGCCTCGAATTTCAAAATTACTGAATTGAGGGCTAACAACCTCTCTAGATTTATCTAGATTAGTATCAGGCATCATTTCATCAGCATTCATTTTATACTCCTTTAAAATTAAAAATCAATATTCATAATGCTTATCATTTAAATAAAATTCAGATCTATATTATTAACGTGTAATAGGATTTTAAATATAATCTTAATTTAACTTTTCAACAACTTTGTATAGGAGGTTTAAAATGTCTAAAACTAAACGTTACGAATTTACTGGTGAAACAATCCAATACCATGGCAAAACCCTGCATCAGATCCGTGCTTTAGTCAACATTAATTTGTTGACTGATGCTGGTGATATAGGTGGGTACGTCGAATCTGAGGCTAACTTACCTCAGGACGGAACCGGCTGGGTAGGTGGTACGGCTAAGGTATTTGACAATGCAGTCGTGTTGTCAGGTACTGTTGCTGGCGATGCTAAAGTCTATGGCAATGCGGTAATGCGCGGCAAATACATTGGTGATAAAGCCCATGTATTTGGTAACGCTAAAGTTACCGCCCATGGACAGGTCTACGGTCGAGCCAAGGTGTATGGCGATGTATACATCTTGGGAACAGCTCAGGTGTTCGACCGTGCTGAAGTTTACGGAAATGCCAAAGTGGGTAAGAATGCTCATGTATACGAGTTTGCCAAAGTATCGGGTAACGCCGATGTACTGGGCACTGCCCGTATTCATGGCTCGAGCATTGTAACAGATAATGCCGTAGTGCATGGAGATTCGGACGTAGCAGGTAGCGTTCGTATTGATGGCTACGCATCTGTTTGCTTCGAGGTATCCTCTCCAGAAGACTTTGTGGTCTACAAAAATATTCTTCGTAATGAGGAATATATTACCAGTTCCACAAAGCGAGATATCTGGAGTATTGGGCGCATTTCCAAGAAAGCTTCGGAAATCGAAAAGTACTTCTCGCATCGCAATGAGAAGGAACAAAAGTATATCACGAAAGTGNGCACTGCCCGTATTCATGGCTCGAGTATCGTAACAGATAATGTCGTAGTACATGGCGATGCGGACGTAGCAGGTAGTGTCCGTATCGATGGCTATGCATCTGTATGCTTCGAGGTGTCTTCTCCAGAAGACTTTGTAGTCTACAAAAATATTCTTCGAAATGAAGAATACTTCAGTAGCTCTACAAAACGAGACATCTGGAGCATTGGTCGCATTTCCAAGAAAGCTTCAGAAATGGAGAAGTACTTCTCACATCGCAATGAGAAGGAACAAAAGTATATCATGAAAGTAGTCGGAACACATAAGAAAATGTTCCGGCTTTAAACGAAAAGCTCCGCGTTCCTGTCGGGAGGGGCGCAGAGCAATCGTTTTCGTGGTATACTTTTTTTGGTAAATATTATTATATGTTTAGGAAGTATCAATAGCAGAGGCGACCTAGACATCTTCTTCTAATCTAACTGTAGTAAAGGACTATATCATGCTAAATAAATTAGTGAGATTTTTCCATTTTAAAGAAAGATCTTACGATAAGAAAGTAGCTGAAAGAACACTTAAGAATAACGAGACAATGGCTCGTTTTAAAGACTTAAGTAAACTGCCTAGCACTTCGGATAAAATAGCCGCTATTCATGACTTCATGCTCTATCTCGAGGATACTCGTAATAGAGTAGAGAAAATGATGAATAGCGACTTTAAAAAGATCCCGTATGAATTAGGTACGGATTTGAAAATAGAATGCTATGGTATTATTACTAGTGATAATGGTTATCTGGACATCAGATCGCTTTGTGAATTAAATAAATACCTAGCCACTAAAAGATACGAATATTACAAGGATATTGTTATCTGTCGTATTACTCGTTCTTATACAAATCCAAGATCCTATTTCTTTAATCGCAATACTGGCCCATCTGACTATCTTGACTTTTACGAATATTTAAAGTCAATTCATGACTTACTGGCAAGGCTTGTGAAAATACCGGAATTCGAAGTGTATATCAGTAGTTACAAAGATGTATTCTTAATCTGTATCTACAACTTAATAATCATTGAGAAGATCTTCGATTACATCCGAAACACTGATAAAAAAGAGGCTATGAAAAATGACTACTAACAAGGAAATTACCTTACAAGGTTTCAGACGTATTACCGATACTGAAAATGGTTCTGTCCAAGATGTGTCTAATACTTGGGGCGGTGTATTATCCCTATTACTTCGTAAAATCATTAAAGATAATTACGATGGTAAAGGCGTAGACGGTTGTCCACAAATGGAAGATGAATCGTTGATCTATTCTCAAATGACTGAAATCATTGAGGAAGCATTACGAGTCTATTCCGGTAATACTCTTGATCAAAATAAAATTACAGCCGAAAAGGCTAGACTCCTTAAAGAGTTATCTCGTGAAACGATCAGTATTAAATATCTAGGTGAGTTATTCCACATCCTTGATTTACCATGGGTGGATATCACTGTCACTTTGCAAAGAAAATCGGGAACGATTAAATCTTATACTGCCCATGTTGGTGGTGTTGGTTTAACCCAATACGAGCGACCTATCCGTGATGAAAATCTGATCGAACAACAAAAACTGCACGAAAACAGTGTAGAAATTAACCACGAACTTTACTCTTTAGGAAAGCAAGTTCGGAAAGGAAATGACGATGACTGAACATGAATTGGATCTGTCTGTAGAAACTTCTCTGGATCTCAGTAATGTAGATCCAAGTAAAGACGGTATCGACCACATCCGTATCAACTTAAACGATACTGCTACCATTCTTGGTGAGCGATTATTTATTGACCACACCCGCGTATTCTATCATCCTCGATATGGTAGCTTTATTTCTGTAGCTTCAGCGATCAACTGGTTCAAGCTTAAACATAAAGACGACAATGTACGGTCATTATACGGTGCTCGTTTACGTGAATACGTGAATGAACAAATTGAATCAGGTAAGAACGAATTCCAAACCAAATTCGTTACAGATGAAGTAATGGAATCTTTCTTGATCTATTCGATTATGTCTAAACCAGATCTATTGGAAATGGTAATGAGCAATAAACTTCCTTATGTTGCTTATTACTTCGATTCCGATAATAACTTCAAGATGCGTGATAAGCAAATGACACGTATTCTGAATAATATCAAACCTAAACTGGTTGACATCAACAACTAAATGAAGATTACGCTCTCTAGAGGTCTATCCTCTAGAGAGTAGTAGTCTAGACGTATGATTTAGAATACTTCTTTTTTTTTT